TTGTCTAAGCCTTTGAGGTAACCTCTTTTAGACGCTCGTGCAACTCTGTCCTTAAGATCCTTGAATGCAGGGAGATTATCGAAGAAAGATTGTCTAAGTCTTCCACCATCTTTTGCGTCTCCTCCAACCACTGATCCAAGCTTTGCATCTCCTGCGCCGTATAGGAGGGCATAGATGAAAGTTTTTGCCTGAGGTCTTGATTCAAGTCCTGCAGCCATTTGATTTGCTGTGTGTATGTCTCCGTTAAGTAATTCATAAGTAAACCCTTCATCGTTCATGTAGTGAGCTAACATACGTAATTCTAAGCCGCTGGCATCAATACCAACCAGTTTATAATTGTCTTCGACTGTCCAACATTCTCGACACTCTTTGCCGTAAGGACTGCTTGTACTTGGAATCTGTGCCATGTTAGGACTGCTGTGTGTCATTCGACCTGTCACAGCACCAATAGTATTGACATACCCACGAATGCGTCCGTCGTCTTGCATTTCTTTAAACCAAGAGTTTATCTGAGCTATGCGCTTTTGAAGCATTAGATACTCAGCGATGATAGCTGCTTCAGGTATATCTTTTATTTGCGATAAAACTTTTTCATCAACAATTGGCTGTCCCGTAGGCGTAAATTTTGTAGGCTTCCAGCCAAACTCCAAGAGATACTCTCCAATTTGTTTTCTAGAACCAAGGTTAAAAGGTTCAGAATCACAACGAACAAGATGCTCGTCTGGATTCTTACACGCTTTTTCGTATTCTTCATCAGATAGTCTGACCTTTTTAGTTTCGTTTTTGACTTGCGCCATCTTAGAAACCTTACCTGCTTTGGTCAGTGTTGGAACAAGAGTAATAGATGTTTCGCGTGGCTTGAATGTTTTATGCACACGCTTTTCAGCTTTACTAATCTTTTCGTTTAGTTCTGCTAGAAGGCTCATCGCATGTTGTTGATTTAACTTAAAGCCTCTATCACGTTGTAGATTAAGAATGCGATACACTTCGTGTTCTAATTTAATGCACTGAGCGCCAAAGCCAACAGACTCTGTGCGTGAAAGATGTCGATAAACTTTATAATTAAGTGACACATCCTGTTTACAATACGTTAACATCTCAGGTGTGTAGTATTCAAAGTTATCGTATTCAATCTTTCTGTGTCGGAGCCTATATCCCCAGCCCTCAAGACCGTGGCCGCCTTCTCGTGTTGGATTAAACAGTCGAGAAAGCACTAGGGTATCTACAATATTAATACTGCCGTCATCAAGATCAACGCCTGTAAGGTTTTTAATTACAGGTATATCATACCCTAAAATATTATGACCGATTAGCTTGTTCGCTTTTTGTAAAAGTTTTATTCCTTCTTTAATTTTATCTGGACCGTACTCGTAAGTCTTTCCGGTCTCAGTGTCCATTGCAACCAAGCAGAATATTTCTGTAGGCTGCAAGCCGTTTGCTTCTATGTCAAAGACATAAGCTGTCATATCTCATCTCCAAGCTCATCAATCATAGTATCTATATCTACTTCAGATAAGCGTCCGGTTTCTTTGTCGTAAAACAAGTGTGTTGCAAGTCCGACATCGCCTGTGTATCTAGATTTTAGTACACGCACTTTGGTTGTTGAGGCAACCATAGGATCATCAGACTGTTGATTACGCTCTAAGCTTATCACACAATCACTTAGTTGTGCAATAGATTGAGACCCACGTAAATGATTTAGTGCTGTCTCAATACCGTTTTCGTGACCACGATCACCTTGAGTCCTTCGCAAGTGTGAAACAAGAATCATACCACAGCCTGTTTCTTCTACAAGAGTTCGGAGCCTGTGCATAATCATATCAATAGCCTTGCGCTCGTCGGGGTCATCAGATAAAAGAACTAGCATGTGTAGGTGGTCAAGAACTATCCACTTACAATCACAACCTATAATCATGTATCGAAGTTTACTAAATACACTTTCAAGATCATTCATCCCAAGGTGTCCGTAAACCCAAACACGATCTTTGTTTTCTCCGCCAAACATTTGCTGGTGTATCTGGCGAAGATCGTCTTGATCAAAAAGATTACGAACGCTGTCGAGATGCAATCGGGCATCAGCTTCAATAGAAAGTATGCCGTCGATTGTACGCTGCCAGTTTTCTTCGAGGGCCATAACGCCCACATTATCTTTAGTTTTTTGTATTAGCCAATGTTCTAGCTCTCTTGTAACACTGGATTTACCAAGGCCTGTACCGCCTGTCAAAGTAACTAACTCACCAGCACGTAAGCCTTCGAGCTTTTCATTAAGACCCTTCCAAGGAAAAGGAATAGAATCTTTGCGTGTGCGATTGAGGTAGTTGTCAACATTTTCTGAAACATTAAGAACGCCTGAAGGTGTGTAGAGTTTGGCGTTCCACCAGTGGTGTACAAAGTTTTTGTGCTGTGAAGCTCGCAACATATCGTTAGCGTCTTTGTAGTCTACGGGAAGCTCCATAATTTTAGCTTTGCCCGGCCTCAAAAGCTTTGCGACTTTCTTTGCAGCCTCACGACCATGCTTGTCATTGTCAAAGCAAATGATAATGTTATCAAAAGATTCTAGAAACTCTAGGTTTTCTTTCACATCACGGTCTGCTGATTGTGCGCCATTACGGATAGATACAACAGGCCATTGCGACCCCATCAATTCGTAAGCTGACATAGCATCTATTTCGCCTTCAACAAGAGTTATGTACTTACCGCCTGACTGAAAGAGCTGTTGACCGAAAAGGCCAGCACTCTTTGCGTCACCACGCCAAGCAAATTCTTTGTTGGGCTTTCTAATCTTTGCTCCGACCTCTGTACCGTCAGAGTAATAAGGATAAATATGTTCTACGATCTGACCCGTAGAGTTTTTAACAGAGCGAACCCTGTATTTCTTAGCAGTTTGTAAGCTAATATTTCTATCAGTTAGTGGATAAAACTCTCCTTGATTTGTAGTCATGGGTGTCTTCTTAAAGTTTGTGATAGAAGTCACATTGTTTTCCTGCTTAGGTTTTGGAAGAAAAACTCCGCAGCTAAAACACTTGACAGATCCGTCATCATTTATAGCTGCAGAGTCGGAACCCCCACACTCAGTGCAGGGGATATGGGTTTGAACAAAAGACATATTAGTCCTCGTCTGTTTCAGTTTCCTCTTCTGTGACAATAGCTTCTTCAGTTAGAAACTCTTGTACTTTTGCGTGTAATGCAACTGCCGCAGCTTGTGCAATAACCATACGGTCTTCAAGACCTCGCACATCCTGCTCTGCCATAACTAAAAGTTGGAAGGCCTTTTGGCCCTCCGGTGCTAAAGATTCTACATTGTATGCAGTACCTTCATGAACATAAGTGACGCTCATTAAATTTCATCCTCCTCTTCTTCAACATCAAACTCAGCACCATCAGGCGCATCATATTCTACAAGATCTAAAACTTGCATAGCTTGAAAATCTAAGCCACGGAAGTCTTGACCATTCCACTGTGTTTCCCATTCTTTGTACTGCACTTTTACATGGGAACCATTACCAACTGTTATGTTGATTTCACGCTTGCTTTTATCGTAAAGCTTTGGTGCCTCACGAACCATCCCACGAGGTCCATCGACCTTACGCTTGATGATAAGCGCTGGGCCTTCTTCCATATCTTTTACGGTAAAACCACGATTGCGGAAACTGTTAGCGACCTCGTCATCGACTACAAGGTTTACAGAATACGCTGGTGTGTACTTAGTGTTTGGTGTAGTAACAAACGACCAGTATGCTTTTCCTTCTACAACTGCCATAATTTATCTCCTGTATAGATAATCAATAAAGTTCGGTATTTGCTTGAGTATGTACTCTTCTGTTAGATCAGTACCTCGATCAACAGCCCCCATCTTAATCCATGTTTGCATCAATGTCAAGGCCTCAGGGGAAGGCATGTGTACGCCTAGCATCATTGCGAATGCACGGGCAATAACATCTTCTATTAATTCATCTTGCGTTAGTTCATTGTATTCATACACTCCTTTTACTCCGTAGCTATTGTTGCCGTAATAAGAGCATTGAGTTTAACTGTATCTAAAAGAAAGTTAAAGTCTTCAGCTCCTAAATCTGAAGACATGGTAATTGCTCCGTCTGTTTCTGTCAATAGTATAAAAGTACCATGTGCATTATTACCAACTTCTTCTGTAATTTTTGCAGTGGCCCTTTCAATCTTAGATAAAAGCGTTAGCTCCTCTGGTTTGTTTTTAGTAAAGTCTCCGTTAACTACCTTCATGAATTCACCTCTTGTATTAAACGATCTACGTACCACTTACATTTTCTAAGGTCTTCAATGGGCTTACCCTTGTAATCATAACGCCAAAGATATTTAAGAGCATTGCCTTTTAGATAGCCTCTAAATTCATTCTCAGGCATTGAAGCTTTGATAGCTTCGATGGCCTCAATAGCGCCGTTGTTATAATGATCGGGCTTCATAACAGGATCAGAAGTTTTGCGGATAGAAAGATCATTAAGTTTTTTGATAGCGTCCCATTGATCAGGGGTTGCATTATTTATAGACATCAGTATTCTCCGTTTCGAATTTTCTGCAGTATATCATAGGTTTGATTATAACTCAACTCCAAAGCATTAAGACTTTTAAGTATTGAATCATAATCTGGATTATCATTACAATAAATATTTACAAACACTAAGTCTGAAATAATATCTTCAACTTCTTTTGTTTCTAACATATCTTTTCCTATATAATATTTACATGATCATCATTGATAATTGTTTGGATGTGGATGTAACCTTCGGGCCAATAAGTGTACGACTCTTTAAGTGCCTTTGCTGCTCTATGTACTGAAGCTTCAAAGTGTTCGAACATTCCCATCTCTTCTTTGTAGTACCAAAATGGTATGCGTAACACCGGCTCTGCTGGTCCGTTATATTCATAATAAACAATTATCTCTGCGTCATTAGAAGTAGGCCCATCATTACCAAACATTTTTGTATGGTTATTTTCTGGTTGTTTCATAAAGACATCCTCATATTAGCATCGGCATGACGCTGTTCATCCGCCCTGACATAACGAATCATTGTTGACAGTGTTGCATTTGGCCCAAGTGCATAATAATTACGGGCAATAGTTGGACAAATAACATCTTCTACTTGACCGCTTTGCACAAGATTTAAGTATTCAGTATAGCTTTCAACTGCCTCTTGCTCAAAGTATGCTACCATACGATGCGCTGTTTTGGAAGAACAAATGTATAACACTAAGTAAAAATGCCAAAAAATAAACTGAGCAGCAGTAATTAAAAATCTTTCAAACGCATTAGGCTTTGCAATTTCCAAAAAAAACATAAGGTGCATACGCTCGTTTTTGGCTTCTTCAAGCATCTGGTCTATGTAAGGATCATAGCCACGACGAAGCCGCCGTAAACTTTTAAGGTGTAACATCATGCCAGCCACCATAGCTGGGACAGCCGCCACTGTTTCAAGAACTACAGCACGATGCCCATATCGCTTAGCAAAAAAAGTATCTGCTGTCCATTTAAAAAAGCTCGTCATGCTACGAGCAAATAAGTCTTTCATTTATATCTCCTTTAGCAAG